CTGTAGACGGGGGACACGAAACAAAACCGAATGTTACGTACTTGATGGAAGACCAGCAAATTCCATTTTATGCTGTAAAAACAAACGGAAACTTGTTGGTTTACACTTTTTTGTTGCCTGATGAGCACCACATGGACGGAAAAGACATTGTAGTGTTCCGCGCAGGAGGAGCGGGAGACATCCTGTTCTCATTTCCGCTGTTCGGTGAGCTAAAAAGACGGTATCCCAAGTCAAAAACAATCTTAGCGTGTCACGCTCCGTATCACTTTATTGCTAAAAACTGCAAAGACATTGATTTTGTTTTGGATTTTCCGTTAGAAGCGTCTTTTGTTCCAAAGGAGGCATCATTTATCAATCTTGAGGGAGCTATTGAAGAAAACAACGCACTTCCTGCAATTGATGCCATGTTCTGGGCAGCAGGAATGACCCCTTCATCCGCAGAAAACATCAAGAACGATCTTGTCTACACTCCTGCACCTGAAATGGTTGCCAGTTTTCTTGAGCGGTTCCCTAAGACACCCAACGTGAAGCGGATTGGATACCAATGGAAAGCGTCTACTCCCGTCCGCTCCTATCCTCACAAAAACTCATGTGTTTTGGTTACAGAACTTCTCTTAAAAGGCTACGATGTGGCAATCATGGGTGAGCCTGACTCCATTCAAATTGGAACTAAGCCTGTAGGGGCAACTGGAAACCTCCTCAACCTCACTGAACACAACTTGTCGTGGGAAGAGTCTATCGCATTCCTTAAAACTTGCGACTTTGTAGTCGGGCCTGACTCAAGCAACATCCATTTTGCAGGAGCAATGGGAATAAAGGGGCTGGGAATCTACGGCCCGTTTAAATGGAGCTTGCGAACTAACTATTTTGATTCAATTTGGTGTGTGCAAGGGCTGGGGCCGTGTGCTCCGTGCTTTCACCACAGCAACAACAGGGATGGACTGTTGCCAAAAGACAAGCCGTGCTCAACCACAGGAGAGTGCGAAGTTTTAAAAGCTGTTCACCCTGAAAAAATACTAAAAAAGATACAACAATTAATCTAAAAAAAATTATGTTCAATCTCAAGTACATCTACGATGAAATGTATAAAACAAAACCGCGCCGTGTGGCGGAAGTGGGAGTAAATGAACCAGACAAGTGTTCACTTTTGCCGTTTATTCATGAGGGAATCCCAACACTGTTAGTTGAGCCTCTTCCGTGGTGTGCTAATAATTTAAGAAATGCGTTTGAAAGAAAACCTGTGGAAATAATCGAAGGTGTTGTTGGGGATAAAGAAGGAACCGTTGCGTTGTATGACCGAGGAGAGGGGAGTTGGATTGAAGATGTTCCAAGAGGAGCGGCCCCTGATGAACACCAAGCTCATTCTGGACTTAAACGAGAAGAAGTTAACCACAACTACATCCGCACAGTGCAGAGTTACAAGTGGTCTATGCTTGATTCTGGCGACATTGATGTGCTTTGTGTCGATACGGAAGGAGCAGAGTGGTTTGTTATCCGTGAAATGGTCAGCCGTCCAGCTTTGGTCAGATGTGAGATGCACTTTACCCACAGCGGGTGGAAAAACCCATATAGCGTGCAAATCCGCCAAAAAATGGTGGATATGGGATACGTGATAATTGGTGAAGACGTTAGCGACGTTCTTTGGGCTAGAGATAAAAACACATCTTTATGAATTGTGAGCGTCAAAGCGGCTAAAACAAAGACAAAAGGAGGGATTGACCCTCGTTTGCAGGACTTCAGGAACTTCTTGTACGTGTGCTGGAAACACCTGAACCTCCCTGAGCCTACACGCATCCAGTACGACATAGCCGAGTTCATCCAAAACGCCCCAAAGCGTTCCATCATTGAGGCATTCCGTGGGGTAGGCAAAAGCTACATCACAAGTGCGTTTGTGTGTCACCAGTTACTGCTAGACCCCAACCTCAAGTTCCTTGTGGTGTCTGCTTCTAAAGCACGGGCAGACGATTTTAGCACGTTTACCCTGCGTCTTATCTCGGAGATGCCAATCCTTCAGCACCTCAAGCCCACCGAGGAGCAGCGCAGTAGTAAGATTGCCTTTGATGTCGGGCCGTCAGGGGCAGCCCACAGTGCCAGCGTCAAGTCTGTTGGCATTACTGGCATGATTACAGGTAGCCGTGCTGACATCATTATTGCGGATGACGTAGAGAGTGCCAACAACTCCATGACTCAGGGGATGCGGGATAGGATCGGGGAGTCGGTTAAGGAGTTTGAAGCCGTGCTTAAGCCAGAGGGCAAGATCATGTTCCTTGGGACTCCACAGTGCGAAGAATCTTTGTACAACAAGCTACAGGAGCGCGGCTACGTGTGCCGAGTTTGGCCTGCACGCTACCCAGATGAAAAGAAACTAGTCACCTACGGGGAGAAACTTGCGCCCCTTATTGAAGAATCTGTAGCAAAGGACACTACATGTTGTGGTAAGACCACCGATCCAAAGCGATTTAGCGACTTAGACCTAATGGAGCGTGAAGCCAGTTACGGCAGGAGCGGGTTCCAACTTCAGTTCATGCTTGATACAAGTTTATCAGATGTTGAGCGATACCCACTTAAGCTATCTGACTTGTGTGTTATGTCTGTTAACAGTGAGCTTAGTCCTCAAAAAATAGCGTGGGCAGGTAGTCCTGATTACGTGATTGACGATCTTCCGTGTGTCGGGATGAGCGGCGACAGGTACTACAGCCCTATGTTTGTCTCCAAAGAGGAGTGGCTTCCCTACGAAGGAGCGATTATGTCCATTGACCCGTCAGGGCGCGGACGAGACGAGACTGCCTACTGTGTAGTCAAGTACCTCCACGGAATGCTGTTTGTTACTGAATCAGGCGGGTTTACCAGTGGCTACACAGAGGACACACTTACGTCCCTAGCTGCCGTGGCAAAGCGGCAAAAAGTGAACAAGATTATCATCGAAGAAAACTACGGTGGCGGCATGTTTGCCCAGCTTATCCGTCCAGTTCTGGGTAAGATTTATCCGTGTACAATCGAAGAAGTCAGACACAGCAAGCAAAAAGAGATGCGTATCATTGATACTTTAGAACCAGTTCTTAACCAGCACCGTCTAATTATAGATAAGAAAGTCATTGAAAAGGACTACAGAGACAACCAGCACCTTCCAAGTGATATGGCACTGCGTTATCAATTATTCTACCAGATCAGTAGGATCACCAAGGACAAAGGAGCGTTGGCTCAAGACGACAGGCTAGATGCGTTGTCTATAGCAGTAGCCCATTGGACTGAGCAAATGGGACGGGACGTAGACACAGCCATTGAAGACGCTAAAGCAGAGCGAATGGACAACGAGCTACGGACGTTCATGGACTCGGTGTTTGGCAGGAAACCCAAAGAAAAGACTTGGCTCTCGGAGTTTACTTCCTTAAATTAACAACCACATGAAAACATTCTTTGCCAAGCTGGTCGGACTTTCGACGGCTGTTATTAATTTTTACCTTCCAATCCTAAAGGAACTCATTGCCTCTTGCATGGCTTCTCTTCTCCCGATTGCATTGGAACTTGTTTCCAGTCTGGCTCAGACCGACAAAAGCAGTGCTGAGAAACGCTCAGAAGCTGTTGGTCTTCTTCGGGAAGCTGCCATTGCGCGTGGAATCACTGCCTCTGAAAGCTTGCTTCGCTACACTGTTGAGTCTGCTGTCCAAAAGCTTAAAACCCAATGAAAGATTGGCTCCTTAAGTTCCTAGTTTCCCGCCTCGGAGGCATCCTCACCCCTGTTATTGCTATTGGAGTCGGTGCTTTGGTAGCCAAGCTTACAGCCTTTGACCCAAAACTGGCTTCAGCACTAGACCAAACTGCCGTAACTGGCTTTGTCGTGACTCTTATCATCTCCTTGGTTAACTATGCTACAAACTCAGCACAGGTGGACGGCATCAGGCGCATCCAAGCTGTTGTTAACGTGCCTGTTGATGGGGTGTTCGGCCCCGTTACGTACACTGAAGTCAGAAAAGCCATCCCAACTCAAGAGTGAGCTAATTGTCTCTGTGATGCAGGAGCCGCATCCAGTACAAGATAAGCGGTCATTCTGGGTAAGACTTCTCCTTTCTCTGCGTCCCAACGTAGACATTAAGCGCAAATCCATCTCAATAACTGGAGGAACAGACTTTTGAACTACAACCTAGCAGACATAGCCATCAACCAGATCGGCACTCAGGAGCACGGAGGCAACAACAGGGGCACTAAAATCCGCGCCTACCAAGCCGCTACAGAGCTTTCTCCCGCTGCTTGGCCGTGGTGTGCCGCATTTGTCGATTGGTGCGTCAAAACGTGGTTAAACGATCCAAAAGCCGTATCGTGGCTTAACCTCAAGTCCATGACCCCTGAGCAATGGCGACCAAAGACCGCACAAGCCTTCGGATTGATCAAGTGGAGCAAAGACCGCATCCACACAACAAAACGTCTCTCAGACCGTTCTGTGGCCCAAAAGGGAGACATTGTGGTGTTTGACTTCTCCCACACTGGGATTGTGGTTCAAGACCTTGGCAATCGCATTGTAACTGTTGAAGGCAATACGAACAAAGCTGGCAGTAGAGAGGGAGACGGTGTGTATCGGAAGATACGAGCCAAGTCCCTAGCCCAATGCTTTATTCGACTTACTCCTTCAACCCTTTCATAAACGACACAAGGAAAGAGAATTGTAACTCTTTTTAAAAAATGGCTTGACGGATTTTTTTCGGTGGTTATAATTTCATTTCAGAGCTTGTATCTAAGCACACTTCAAAGCTACTGTTAAAGCTACTCTTTGGAAAAGACATCGCTTAACAATGTTGTGCTTGAAGACATAAACGACACAACTGAAGTATCAAAGTATCCCCGAAGGGGTACAACAAGGAGAAGCTTAAAGACCAAAAACAACAGTCTTCAAAGCGATGTTGAAAATAGGACTTTGTAAAAGGGTGTTGCTCAAGAAATGCTTGAATAGGGAAAAAAGGAGTGTTAAACCGATGTTCAGAATCCATCAAAACAATATTCAACTGCTAATAGTATGTCGTCTCCTATTCCCTTTTTTATTAAAAATTCCAAGATTAACTTCAAACTTAGAATTTTAGGTGAGGAATGGACTGTTAAAACTGGTTCCAAATGTCTTGATAAAAAGTCCCTTGGAGAATGTTACTACAGCACACGGACAATTACTCTCAGGAGAAAGCCGCTAAACGATTACGGCATTGAACTACTGGCTCACGAACTAGCTCACGCATTCTTTCCTGATGCCAAGGAAGACACGGTAAACAAGTTTGGCATGGCAATGAGTACAGCAGTGTTTAAAATGTGCAGTCAAGTGGGGTTGAATGTCAGTGCTCCAAACTTTGAAGATCATCTGTAGCAGTAGCTGGCTACATGGTTTTACTTGTTACTACCTGTCAAACAATGACAGATAATAGCACATGTAAACGGTCACGTAAGAAACTTGTCTCAACTGGGGTATAAACAGAAAAGGCTTGTGTATACTGGCGGCATAGATTTTGCACAGTAATCCACTACTACGCTTGAACTATTTGACACTTAGTATGCAAATGACGGAAAGGGGTTCTGAAATTTTTTTACGTGGGGAAAGGTTTTTGGTAGAAAAATCTGAGCGGGTTAACGTAGTGAAGCCGTGCCGAAATTCCCCCGTGGGGGCCGATTTTTAGGGGCGAAGGGGCGTATCCGTCACAAGATCAGGCACATAATAAGCGCAAACCGTTAATATTCAACGCTGTTAAACAGATTAAAAGTCTGTTTTCTCTTGTCGCCTCATGTGCTCACGCATCCGGCTAGGTTGGATTTTCGCGCCGATGACAAGCCGCCCGTTTGCAAAATTTAAAGCACAATCCCGATACGCTAATATCACTATCACGAAAAAATTTTCGCTTGTACGTTCGCTACTCTTTCTTGTTATTGTACACGTATTGTAAAGGTTGTTGATCATTAAAATGTTTAAAGGTTGTTGATCATTACAATTTAATAATGTTGTTCTTCATTCTGAAGAAGTATTAAGGACGACTGGCGCGACTTGCGTATTACCTCTCACGCCGTGATCAGGCCACTATCACAACGGGCCGACATGATTTGATTCTGGTTATACAATCGCACAACGTGCCGCCGCCGACCTTGGGCGAGAATTGAGAACCGATTCAAGATCGGGCCGGCATGAATTAAAAATGTGCTCTCAACCGGTTGCGACTCTATTCTTTATTCGCAAATGGCAAAGGGCCAGGGCATTTGAAAACACGTTCCCAACTTGGGGCAATAATAGGTGCTCACTTGTTAGTTTGAGACGGCAAATTGATAACTCGCTCATTGGCCCTATAAACCGTTTTTCTCTATTTCCAGTATAAGCGTAAGCCATTGAAAACTAACAACTTGTGCTTTTTCCAACATTTTCCGCTGTGACCATACCGCCCCAAAATAAAAACGTCTCCTGCACAAAAGAATCAATTTGCACTTTCCTATCCTAGCTTAAAGCGTGCCAAGTGTGGGAAATTTATTTTTCAAATAGTGGAAAGATTTTCTTGTCTATTTTCAGGCTGTGGGTTAAGTTGGCAGTTCAATGAAAACCCTTGAAATCACCCAAACGGGACTAGAGCTAGTTTGCTTTGTCCTCCTTCCTTCCCTTTCCCTTGTCATCCTCTGGATCGGCAGGAAATAACACCAACACCAACACCAGCCAAAAAATGAAAACCAACACAGCCACCCTACTCCAACAAATGAAGCTCTCCCTGACCGGAGCAGCCAC